GTAAAACCCCAATCGCCATCAGCGTCAAATCCATCTAAAAAATCGAAATCTGCCATAGTACTATTTATACTTTCTTCCCTGCTTTCTTTGCTCTGTGGGTCTTAATTACACGATCAACCTGTGTATCTTTTACTGATTTCTTACCATATTGTGCCGCTAGATTACTTGCTGGGTGTGCTTCAGATACTTTTGATAACACTTCTTTCCAACCACTATCAGTTTTACTATCTATATTACCTACACTAGATACAATATTTAATGTTGTAGGTGGTAATAGTTTGATATGTTTTTTTTGAATAAACTCTTCCATTTCAGAAATAGACATTAAGTCTGTGTATTCTTTTTTAGTTCTTTTATTATAAAATCTATATGTTGGCATTTATTCCCTCACTAAACCATTGTGGAATGTTTGTTTTCCATGTAGCAAAATCCTTCTTGTATTTAATATAGTAATCTCTATAAGCAGTTATACTATCTTTATTCTTTACATCATCAGGCATTGCTTGTGTCGGTTGATTAAAAGGAATATTTAGGGGAATATTTTTAGGGGGGTTTTTCAATAAGTCTTTAAGTAAAGTATATGACTTATGATCTTTGCCATATCTTAATTTAAATTCATCATGTAGGTGTGACCACATCTGATATAACCAGTTGTAGTTGTAGGCATTGTTTCGAACCCATACTGCACTCGGATGATTATTATGACAAGCTTTATAGATGATTGCCTCTTCGTTTTTATTTTCTAATCTATATCTCTTAATGTTTCTACCTGCTTTTGTTTTACTTTGATACAAAACACCGTCAAGCATTCTGTGAGCAGTTGACATAAGTTGAGCATACTCAATAAGCATTTTAACAACGTGCTTATCTAGGTGCTGTTCAGCACAAATTTTGGGGTCTTTATGTAAATAAAAAATGTTCATACTATTACTATATCACTTCTTTTTAGGTTTGTCAAGCTGTTTTTTCTTCTCTTTTTCTTTGTCTTTTTTAGATTGTTTTTCTAACTTATCAATCATTTTTTGTAGTTCTTTAGCGTCTTTATCTGTTACCGTCATTCATTAATCACCTCTAACTTTATTGAAATATGCCATTCGATCATACTTCTCACACAATTTCTTAAATGTGTTATACCAAAAGTTCTTTCCCCAATCTGTTAAAGCATTCTTACACGCTCTCTCAGCATTTAATATTCTTTTCATTTCTTTCATATCTTTCATTGTATTTGCCATTATTTCTCCTCTAGTTTTCTTATTTTCTTAATCATTCTTATCACTCTCTTGTCATAATCTTTTGTTGTAGAGAATTTATCAAGTGTTTTAATTAATAACATAGAATCGTTTGTAGTTAATCTTAACTTTCTAAACTTCTCGTAAGCGGAATGATTGTTCAGTAAATCAATATAGTATTTTACACTATCACATTTACTGGCAAATGATTTGACACCCCAACCAGGCCACTTCTCAATACCGATAGGTAATAGATGTGCTACTTCTTCTGACCAAGTTCTAATACCGAATAGATTATTACCTTCTGTGGCAAATCTACTCTTGCCCCAACCAGACTCTAAAGCTGCCTGACCTATAATCATTTCATAAGGTACTCTTAAATGTTTAGGTGTAGTAAAGTTTATATAGTTAATACATTTATGCATTGCCCTAACAAATTGAATATCATTATTATAAGTAAATTCAGGCTCTTGTAGATCCATTTCTTTGATCTTATTTACATAGAATTTATCTAGTTCAGTATTTACGGCTGCAACTGCTGACTTATTAGGATTGTAAGTACCCCAACCATAAGCAAATGTACCAAATATACATAATGCAAATATAACTTTAGTATAAAACCAAGTTGTGTCTAACCATTTCTGAACCTGTTGTCTATTAGGCAATTTGACCTGCCTTGATAACACTCCTGATATCTTTTAGAGTTTTACTTTTATCTAGTGTAATTAAATACCACTTAAATCTAACCATATGTTCGTTAGATGGACCGACTAGATCAATGTCATATTTTCTTTGAAAAGTTATTAGACCTTTTAGATATAGTTTTACAATATCATCAAATCCTTTTTCAGTATCATTTTTGTTTATTGTAGCTGTTTTAAATGAACCTTTAGTCTTTACCAGTTCTTCTAGTATTTTTTTTTGTTTAGCATTTAGTTTCATAATATATTTATCCTTTTAGTTTTTGTATTGACTTTTGTGCTTCTGTTTCTTTTATTTCTATTTTTTTAACTCTATTTGATAGAAATAAAATCACGACTAAAATCAAAATGATTGAAGTCGTGGATAGAAAGAAGAATAAAATTCCGTGTGTTAGATCAAACATATTATTTTAAGTATAATGGACCTGTCCATTGAATTGCATAATTACCAGTAAGTACATTACCTCTGGCAGAGTTTAAAGCAGGTGCATTGTAACCAGCGGCTTTCAATATATCACCTTTTTTAAAATGTTTAAAGTCTTCTTTTACAATAAAACAAAATACGCCGTTTTCTTGTACAACTTTAATGTATTTCTTACCTTGTGTTACTTTAGTTTTACTGTCCCATTCTGCTAACTGTCTTTGTCCGTAATCAGAACCTTTTCCCCAATTAGCATAATCATCTTTAGCACCAGACATCATATTTTTAATTCCTTCGTCTAGTGTTTTAGCAGTATTGTTTACAGTAATCATAATGTATATCCTTTTGTTCGTTATTAAGTGTATATCCTATCAGAGTTTGATACAAAAGTCAAGCACTATTTACATAAAAAAACCCTTATAAATCAATACTTTTTGAAATATAAGGGTTTCTAAATGAGAACAAAACGTGAACAAAGATTAGTTTTTCATAAAATTATCGTTCCAGTTAAATGCTTCTTTAACTAGATTCGCTGTAAAACCTTTGTACTTATTATTTACTTTTTTATTTACAACTGCGATTAAGAATTCTGCTTCTTCAGCAGATAATCCCTCTAGCATTTGAACAAAGGTTGTTTCCCTTTTGTTTTGTGATATAGCATTGTCACCGCCTTCTATAAAAAGATATAGTCTTTTTGCTTCTTGACTTAATATAGTATGATCTGTGCCTAATGGAGCGTCATTAGGTGTATATGGTACATCACCTTTAGGTAATAACCATTTTATATCTGGATGAAATGCACCTTTTAAAACCTGTCTTAAAGGTACTGAATCGTGATCTTTTAATACTTTTAATTTTCTAGGTTTATCTTTTGCATTATTAACTTTTGTAGCGATCTCACTCATCAAAGGTGGTATTGCTCTGCCTACATCTTGTAGTGCTTGCATACCTCTTTTACTTGCCAATGCTGGGTGTGATACAGGTTGTTGCTGTAATTGTTCGTTTTGTGCTTGCGTTTGTTGTTTTACCATGTCTGGATTTGCAATTGTTCCATCTGGATTTCTTCTAATTATAACCATTTTTTTCTCCTTAACAGTTCTTTTGAAGTCTAAAATTCATCAATGACTTCAATTAAAGTTTTAAGTTTTTTACTTATAAAATAACCTAGAATTTTATCTCTAGTTGCTACTTCAAAATTTTCAAACTCACGATTTATTTTGTCTTCTAATTCTTTAGGAACACAATTTAAATCTATTAATGTTTTGTTTCTTTCGTAGTTCTTTTGTTCTTCATCATTAAAAGTAGGTACAATCTCATTGCACCATGCCTCTATCTTCTTTTTACTCAAAGGTCTTTGTCTTCTACCTTCGATAAAAACATTGTCGTCTGATAGTACGTTTGGTATGCCATCGCTTCTATCACCTTTTAGTATATGTTCTCTAATATATAGACTTGGATTTTCACCGTCACCTACAAACTTGTTAAGCACAGGATTGTATTGTCTTATTCTTGCATTATGTAATTGTATAAAGTCTTTATCACCACTTAATATTAGTATCTTCTCTTTTACTCGTCTTGTTAGAACAGCAATGATATCGTCTGCCTCTGCTGTTTCTAATTCTATCACCTTGTAAGGTAAGAATTCTTTAATCTCATTTTTAACTTTAGACAATATATCAAATATCATTGTCCAGTCATGTTCAGATTTCTCTCTACTTGCTTTTCTACCTGCCTTGTAGTTAGGAAATGATTGTCTTCGCCATACATTATAACTGTCACAGGCAATCACCATATCGCCGTATTCTTTTCTAAACTTCTTATTATGACCTCTTAAACTATTTAGTACCATGTGACGGACTAGGTCCTCACTCAACTCTAGGTTATCTCTATTGATCGTAACCATAAGGTTTGAGATCATTATCTGATTTATATCAACAATAATCATGCTACATATGCCTTTAATATGCCTGTAAATAGTAAAGTTGTTAAAGCACCATTCAACATAATTAATGCTCTGTCATGCCATAGTATTCCTACCCACAACCATCCTATTGTTCCTGCAAAACTAAAATATAAATCAAACATATGAAACCCACCAGCTGCCCTAAAGCAAACTGCTGTAAGTATCAATACACTTGATACCCATTTTACATACCAAGATAAATCATATTTAGGAGTGATCTTCTTAAACACTCTTGTTGATTTTAGGTCTTTAATTTTGTCGTCTAGTTTTCTGTATTCCATAATATATTATAACACATTCGGTGCTATTTGTCAACCTTTGGTTTTGTCACAAAAACCTTACTATAATTCATGTCCGTTACCTTTTTACCATCAGGTAATACACTTATCTTTGCCAAAGCATCCGTTATGGTCTGCATTGGATGTT